AAGTGAAACTTATGAACGTCAGGAAAATCTTTAAGGTCTACGTTTACGGTCACGGACCATACCCCTGATTAGGTCTGAAGTTTGGTTGGTCCCCAAGTCTCTCGAAAACATACTTGTAGGTCATTCGGAAGTGAGTCGGCTTACCGTTGCCGTGATACTTTGGCGTGTGCATGGTGATGACCCGATGCTCCTGCATTTCTTCCTGCGGCCAGTAAGGGTTCGGCGCACTGAACCAACTGCCCAACGAAACTATTTCGCCTTGCTGAACATGAACCACCTTAGACTTGGAAGTGAGAAAGTGCTTGTACGGATCGCCTCGCCAATTTGCTCTAACCTTCCATGTTGGTCCGCCCGTGCCAGTTTTTGAAACGCCCTCACTGAAGCTAATGATTTGGCTGTCCGCCATCTGATAGAGAGCTTGAATTGTCATTGAGTACGAGCGAGTATTTGCGTACTCACCTTCTGTCAAGTTATCCCAGCTTCGCCGTGTCACTCTGTTTCCAGACAGGTTGTATGTGTCATTGCTGTTTAATACATGAGCTGAGGGAGTGCCATCGTTGAGGAGAAACCCACAGTTCTGGTAGTTCCGGTTGTAGGCAGTCCTGAGCTGACCGATCTTTGTTCCTACTTGAGCAGCATTAAGCTCCGACGACTGGGCTGGGTCTTGGAAGAAATTTCCCCTTAACCTCCATATGTAATCAGCACCCCAGCGAACACCCTCTGGCCCGAAGCGTGGGATGATCTCAATGGCTTCTGGGTACACTTCACCTTTTTCGTGAGTGTAGTTGCCGTAGTAGAACTGCATTCCCTTACCCGACATCTGATTCGCTCTCCATATCGAGTGTGTCTTCTATCTGGGCGATACGTTGCGAGTGAGCATTCATCGCCTGCGCGAGTCCTTGCAGCATATCGACGATCCGGCCAGTTGCTGTGTTTATGGCGTCAGTGGCCTTTTCAACTGCCTCGTCTTTTGCGGTGCTTGCTTGGCCCGTAAGGTTGAAGCTGCTTGGACCCGACCCCCCGTAGTCTCCAGCTAGATCCACACTTGGCTGGTTGGCTACATGCTCGGCAGTTCCGGGACCGCCGTGAGGCATGAACGGCGAGCTATCAAACTTCCTGATGTCGCCTGTTCCAAGGTCGTCGGCAGCTTTCTTGACATCATCGCCGGTGGCTTTCGGAGAAAACTTTCCAATGCCCCCTATCCCAAGAGCATCTGCTGCCTTGCTGACATCATCGCCAGTAGCCATCTCTGGTGGTTTGACTGGCTTGTCTTCTTCGGCCTCCTTGTCGTCTTCCTGCTCCTCTCTTGGACCGGGAGAAGGAGGATACCCTTCTGCCGCTGCCGATCTCGCTTGGCTGTCGATTTCCGCCCAGTCAACATCCTCTAGGTAGTCGCCAATCGAGTCTACCTCCAACGGACCCTTGGCTCCGGGAAGCTTAACTTGACGCCGCACCGACCTTGGCTGCATCGGAGGCTTCTCATCTTCCGGTGGATCATCTTCCGGTGGATCATCTTCCGGTGGATCATCGTCCTCAAGCCCATCCTCCATTGGCTCAAAAGGGTTTTCATTCTCGTCTCCCGGCTGGGCAGGTGTTGGCCCCGATGCAAACGGATCATCTGAGTCAAACGGATTTACCTTGTCGTCTCCCGGCTGGGCAGGTGTTGGCCCCGATGCAAACGGATCTTCGTCGTCTTTAGGATCGTAACTGCTCGGATCATTTGGATCTGGCATGGTCACTCCTATGGATGAGCATTTGTGATCGTGATCGGCTCAATGGTTCCCGATGAATCTGCTGACCTGTATGCCTCAAGGTCGAGAGACAAAGGTATTTCACCTCTGCCTGCCGTGTTTGGCGTGATCCTTGTCTGACGCAACTCAGGCAAGGTAATCACCGTGCTGTAGGCAGACGGTACTTCGGTGTTCTTGCTTCCCAAGAATGACAGTACACCCTGACCTTTAAAGTCATTGATATAGAGATTCGTGTGAGAGCTTGAGGTGTATGGAGTCCGAACTCTCAGCTTGATCTGTCGTCCATTTGTCTGAACGCAAGTTACGCTAAGGAAGTTTCTTGTCTTAGGCGTTAGGTTGTTGTCGATTCGCAGACTGAAAGCATCGAAGTAATACTCAGTTGCGCTTCCACCATCAGGTGTCATCTCAAGCTTTCCATCGCCAAGAAGCCAGTAAAGCCTTTCCTCTGTAGGCAAGCTTGGTGGTGTGGCAGGGTATGTGGTGTCATGCTCCTCATAGCCAAGCACCCGAAGAGTAAGCCTTGTAACTTGCTCTGCACCTCCGATGCTTGCCGTTGACGTAATCGTTGCTGCGCTCACGCTGCATCGACGATATGTGACTGTTCCTTGGTCACGCTTCAGCATGATGTCGAAAGGACGAAGGTCAAATGTTTCGTCTGTGGTGAACGTGGTTCCACTAGCTGCCTTGCCAAGAATGCGCGGAAGCCAGTTATCAAGCTCGTAAGGACCGACTTCTAAGGAGAACTCTCCAACTACAACTCTTGCACCATGACGGGTGTGGTTGCCGATCTTGTCAATGGTCCCAGTCAGGCCGTTGCCACCCAGCAAGTTATCCGTGAACCGGATACTTTCACTTAGGATTTCGTATCGCTCTGAGTTTGCGTCAAAGGTAGCGGGGTTGCAGTTCGCCAGATCGCTCTCTTCTACAAGCAGCGATGTGTAAACTCCCTGACTGCCACAAGTGTCAATACATGTCATGCCCGATCCTCCCTGAATACGGTACTGATTTCGATTGTGTCGATGTCGTACTTACGACTGACAACATCGTCGGTGTCGTAGTCACCCATCGAAGTAAAGCTGTATAGCTCGCCATTCATTCCGGTTGCCCTGCGGTCCTGAAATAAATCGCGTATTTTGTCTCGGATGAGTTCGTAGTCTGTTTCCCCAGAAGATTGCCGTGTGCTGCTCCCAGAAACAAACACAACCAGTGTCTTTCGGACAACATCTCGCACACCACTAAATGTTCGCCCCGGCTGGCTACCTAGCGGCTTAATCCAAACTCCGCTTTTTACTGTCTCTGTGAATCGCTTTCCGGTTACTCCGGGTATTTTCTTGAGAAGCTCAGGTCTTCGCACACCGACCCCAGACGGCCAGTTATCTCGAATTAACTGCGCGTGAGTAGTGGAAACTGACCAGTCAGTATGCTGAATGCCTGTCATGTTAGCTCTCAGAAACGTAGATAGTCTTCACAAGCCGATCCACCTGAACGCTGGAGTAACCGCCTCTTTTCTGATACGGAGAATCCTGTTCCATTGCGTACCGTAGCTGCTCATCAGCTTCCACCATGAGTGTCCTGTATTCTCGTATGTCGCCTCTGCCGATCCTTGCCATCTGTGCCTCTGCGTAACTCTTCACTGCAAGAAGGAGCCGTGGTGAAACATCTAGTGTATCCGTTATGACCATTTTTCCGTCAGTCATGCTTGGGACACCAGCAACTGTGAACTGGGTTGTGCTTGCCTGCTCAGTAACAAACCCTTCAAAAGCGACCGGAACCTCGGAACTGATCCCGAACCCCACCTCAGACTCAGGCGAATTAGCTGTCGAAGCAGCAACCCTAACGAGCGATCCAACTAGGCTAATGCCCACTGGCATTGGGGTCGCAAGAGTTACCGTTGTTCCAGATGCTGTAACCCCAGAGCAGAACTCAAGAACCTTTGGATTTCTTGCGTATCTTGCGTATGCAACATCAAGCTCGATTGCCTTGGTGGTTGCGGGGCTTACTCTTAGCTCTGTCCTTTGCTTTCCGTCTAGCATTGCAGCACGAAAGCAAACCAGCCGAGGGTCACTTCCCTTGTAAATCCTTGGCCTGTCGTATTGGCGAAACGACTTTGCGTCAACTGGCTCAAGGCAGCGGTCCTCGCCGTGATACCAGACATCGTAAACCTCTCTGGCTTCGTTTGGCATCAGCACCCTGTCTTGCCGCAGCGAAAACACTGTCGGAGATTCAGTCTGGCCGCTCCAGTCTTCTAGTGTAATCTGCGTGTCGCTGTCTCTCGACTTGACCCTGTACGCCCTTTCTTCATCTACATAGAGAGATGCGAGCGATGCCCAATCCGGCCATGCTGGTGAGGTTCTTGTGACCACTCCCGATGAGCTGATCGAGATCGTTCCTTCCTTGTCTTCAGCGTTGAGGTAGACGGTGGTTTCATCGTCGTACAGATTCCACTGATGGCGTGTCATCGCCTGCTCATACCCCCACATGGCTGATCGCTTTGCCCTGCGAACATCCATCTCGTTATCGCTCAGATCAAATACATCCATCACATGAGATACTAGCCCCTGTAGAGTCAGGACTCTGCTAGTGTCTTGAGTGATC